AAGGAAGTCTAAATTAGCTTGAGCTGAAACTTTTTTAAAGTCATAAAATTCTACTTCTACTTGACGTAATTTTTCTTGTTTTTCTTTTACACTTTTTATAACCCCTTCATGATACTCTTTTTCTATTAAAGCTAATCTTCCTTCATAAGAAGTTTCCCATTCTCCTTCCATTCGTTTCAAGTGGAAAACTTCTTCTCGATATTCATCTGAATTTCTTTGTTTACGAATATCTAATAAGGCTTGAGCTTGAGTAGTATCTTCCCCCAATACCGTTTTACGAACATCCAAAATTCGTTGAGCTAAATCTATCTCAATCTTTTCTACTTTTTTAGCTAACTCCTCATCATTCTGTATCGTTGTCTCTGCATTAAGTTTAGCTAATTCTGCCTCACGAGCATATTGCTCTTCCAATCGTTTTACAGCAACTTTCCGTTGACGATCTGTTTCATCCAATACCATCCCCTCTAACTCTGCTTTCAATAAAGCTTTCTTTGAACTATCTTTTTCTGCCTCTATCTCATCCTTTTTAGTTTGAATCCTAATCCAAGCCATTCGATTGGCCAACTCCTCCTCTGATATCAGCATCCGCTTAACTGAGTTCTCAGCCAATTGAGCACGAGTATTGTATAAATCTTTTTCATCCTTGGCCAATTCTTTAGTAGCCTTAGCACTACCCATGATGGCTTGGCGTTGCTTTTCCCAACCCTCTATATTACTTCTTAGTTTTGCTCCCTTTGCTCCCAAGGCTTGTTCTTTAGATAAGGCTTTTAATGATTTCTCAGCCTCCTCTATATTAGTAGTCAATTCATTATAATAGGAAATTACTATCTTGTCTCCTCCCCCAGTTCCTCCTTTTAATACAGTACCCACTCCTGGAAGTTGGGCTATTCCTTTGATTTTTTCTTCTATGTTGAGCAAGTCTTTGCGAGTTACTTCTAACTCAGCATTATACCCTTTTACAGCAACCTCCGCAGCATTGTAAGACCTTTGCAATTGAGAAGCTTCATCCAATCCTACCCCTCCCCACTTAGACAATTTTCCACCACCCTCTGAAGCATTTATTTTTTCTTGTAAATCCTTCATTTCCTTCATTTTCTCAGCTCGCTTACGAATGATGTCCAATTGTTTCCTCACTACGTCTGCTTTCTCTTCCCCTAACTTCCCTGCTGAAGCTAACTTGGTTTCCAGGTCTATTCTTTCAACTAAACTAGTATTGATTTCGTCTATGGCTTTTTTAACTTCCTCATTAGTTGCTTTTTCATTCAACAAATTAGTCATATACGTTCCAAACCGATTATTCAACTCTTGTATCAATTTAGCCCGTACTTCCGTTGGAATGTTAGCTGAAGTAATCGCTTCTTTCAATACTTCTAACTGAGCAACCTCACTTTCAATCTTTCTGGCGGCTTCCGCTTCTGTATCAGCAATTATTTGATTGATTCTAACAGTTTCTAAATCTTCCTGATTTAATTGTTTTTTACTATTGACTAATTGATATATAGCATAAGCTAATCCGGCTACTGCAACTATTACTATTCCAATTGCCCCAGCCATCCCTAAAGAAGTAGCCATAGCAGCACTGGCATAATTTACTAAAGTAACCAACCCTTTCATCAATGGGCCAAGTATAACTGTAGCTAACAATTTAAAAGCTGTTGCCAAACCACTTACTGAGTATATAATAGCACTAAGTACCAAAGACAAAGGCCCAAGAGCAGCTACTACTCCAGCAATAATAAGTTTATGACGTTGCTGAGCTTCAGACAAATTTTCCCACCAAGCCGTTAATCTTTCTACGAAAGAAGCTAACTTTTCGAGGATAGGGATAAAAGTATTAGCTATACTTGTTCCAAGTGTTATTTGAGACACTTGAATTCGAGCGATAGCCTTATCGTAACGTAATTTTATAGTGTCGGAAACGGCAGCAAAAGCATCACCTAAAGAACCTGCCGATTCTGTCACCCGTTTCATCAATTCCGTATTGTATTCAAAGTTCTTTCCAGCCAAACTTAAAACCCCTGTCAAGGCTCTTACATTTGGAAACACATCACTTAAAAACTCTTCCCCTTTCCCTTTACTCCTTTTTTCAGCCTCCCCCATCAAATGATTTACCTCTTCCAACAAACTTATAACTCCTTGAGTTCTTAGAATTTCTCTCAATTTGATATAAGAAGAATTGTATTTGGATAAAGCCGTATCCCCTTTTTCCGAAGCTCTATTCAAGGCATTAAATATTCCTTTCAAATAAACAGCAGAGTTAGCCGCACTTGCTCCATTAAGAGTAATTGCGGCCATGCCTCCAGCTACTTGATCAAAACTAACCCCTAAGTTAGCCGCAATAGGAATCAATTGCCCTATTGAACCAGCAAATTGACTTGCTTCTGCTTTACCTTCCCTTACCGCTGCTACAAGAATGTCCGTAGCGTAAGCAGCCGTCATCCCAGTTCCTTTGTAAGCTGATAGAACTGAAGTCAATAAATTGGCTATGTCTTGGGTTTCTCCTAATCCAGTAGCAGCCCCTTTAGCAGATAATTTCAATACATCCATTGATGCTGCCCCTTTAATACCAGAGGATTCTATGAAGTATAAAGCCTCGGCTAATTCTTTTGGCCCTTTACCTACTGCGGGTGCTAATTGCTTTATTTCTTTGGAAAGACCTCCGATTGCTGATTGAGCTACTCCTGCTAAACCTACTATCTTTTGCATAGTGAATTCAAACTCACTAGCCATCTTAGCGGTACTCTTAGCAGCAGCAACCATAGGAACAGTGATGACAGCAGTAGCCAAATATCCAAAGGTTCGGATTCTTTGAGCAACAGTATTAAGAGAACGAGTGGCTTGCTTCTCAAAAGCAACCATACTGGCTTGAGCTGCCTGCAAGGCACTCACGTCCATCGTCATTCTCGCAGATAATACCCCTACTTCCATTTATTGCTTCCTTTCAATCTTTCTTTCCGTCTTTTTCAAACCTTTTCCTTTAAAAGAATTAGCAATATTGATTAACTGCATTTTCATACTTTCTATCCTTTGGACTTGATCATCCTCTCGTTCCCAACTAAATACATCTATGTCTTTTATACCTAAAACAACCCCTTTCTTGACTGACTTTCCTGCTGAGTTCCAAATATGAACTCCCATATATCTTGCAACTTCATATTGAGTATGAATCTCCCGTTCTTCTCGTTTATTAGCACATTCTAAAGCATATCGAAATTCTACTGGAACTAAATTATAAAAATCCTTTGAACTTATTCCAAATCTTGCTACTGAAATTCCAACTAACTCTTCGTAATTTATGGAAGTTATTACCTCCCACAAAGTTACTTTTTTTCAGGTTCTGTTCCCTTTCTCACTATTTTTTTGGGTTCAGTAACTTCCTCTTTCTTTCCAAAGAACTCCGGCAACATTTCCATAAATTCAGTGAAGCACTGATCCATGATATTTACCATATTTTCCCTTTTCCAAGGCATTGTTTCCCCCATCCAATCATAGCCTATTTGTAAAGCATGAAACAAAAGAGCTTCATAAGCATTATAATTAGTCCCATCGTCATCTAATCCTATAACTAATCCGTCCTCTTCCTTTAACAACTTCATACATTTGTAAGAAGCCCGTACCGGAAGTTTCATTACTTCGGCATCTTTACTCGGTTGATAGTGAATAAACTTTATCATTTGATTAATTTTTAAAGTAAAACAAAAAATAAATAAAAATCCATGATTAGGAAATTCCTCTTAAATAGCAGGTGCTCCTGAAGAATCATCGTAAACGATAGGTTCACCAGTTACCTTAATGGTTACATTAGCAGTAACCTGACTCCCTACACTAGCACTTAAAGGCATTTCTTGTACCAAACCTTCAAATTCTATGGTAGTATTACCCGTATCAGGCAATGTAATTTTATAATTGCCCGGAGTATCGCTTTCAAAATCTGCGTGCAACAGGTCATAATTAGCTCGTAAGAAGTTCATGCTAAGAGTAACAGTACCCCCATCACGAAAACTTCCGATAAACTCCCTATACCCACCTGTACTATCCAGATTTGTTACATCTATGGTTTCTCTTGATTGAGTTGGCCCCTCCAAAGACAGAATCTCTGAAATTGCCTCCCAAGCAGTAGAACCATCTGGCCAGCGATAAAAACCTACACCAACACTCGAAATAGCTCCACTCATAATTGTTTACCTCCTTTGAAGATTGAAATTTATAATAAAAATTACTCGATTGTTATCATCCCATCCCAGCATAGCAGGCCCACTGGTACAGTAGATAACCATATATAAAGTACTGTTATACGTTACATGTTCCAGGCCGTGTAACAATACCATTATATCATTCGCTAAATCATACCCTGTTTTATAATCTGTATTTCTAATTCTTACTTGAAAACTATCATTAAAAAATCCAGCTTCCCCTCCAGCCAATAATAATTGTGGTTGATATCCAGGTATATCAAATATCGTAACACAATTACTATGAAGGGAGGGTTCCCGTCCAATAAACAAATTTGTTCCAAAAGCCAATCCCAAACTGGAATCCTCTAATAGAATGTCTTTAATATCTTCTGAAACTGGATTCATTGTTATCTTATTTTCATTGCATTAGCTACTTTTTGTAATACCTTT